TATGCAGCAGTTGCACTATTAGCAGCATTACTTGCAGAAGTTGCAGCAGAAGATGCCGAGGTTGAGGCAGATGCTGCGCTGGTCGCTGCGCTATTAGCAGAGGTTGATGCTAAAGCAGCGCTATTAGATGCCGTGCTTGCATAAGAAGCAATTGTTGAAACCGAGTTAGCAGCAGTAACTGCAGAATTATTAGCATCGGTTGCTGATAATGCAGCAGAGGTTGCGCTGGTTGCAGCCGAGGCAGCAGAGGTTGCTGCAGAGGATGCTGATGTAGCAGCAGAAGTTCTTGAAGTTGCAGCAGATGATGCGCTTACCCCAGCAGATGTAGCACTAATTGCTGCTGCACTTGATGATGCAGATGCAGCACTTGCGCTGGCAAGAGCAGAAGAGGCACTAGTTGCTGCACTTGTTGCACTAGTTGCTGCAGCGGTTGCGGATGCTGCTGCAGATGCAGCACTAGTTGCTGCAGATGTAGCGCTACCAAGAATCGAATCTACATAACTCTTTGGGGTTGCAGATGAATCAGATAGTGTTGAACTAGATAATCCAATAATATTTGCACCATCAATAGTACCACCATTGATCGTAGCGGTAGAGGTAAATGTTCCGCTAATAGTTGCACCAGCAATAGTTGGTGTATTAATAATTGGTGAAGTTAATGTTTTGTCGGTAAGGGTTTGAGCACCACCAGTACCAACAACGCTGCCAGTAACACCATGAGCATTGGTTGCTACTTCGTGGCTACGAGAATCAGAATAATCGCGAGCGCTGACACCATGCTCTACGGTTGCACCAATAGCATGTGACTTAGCGGTCGTGCCATCAACATGGCGAGTCACATCAAAGGCTGAACCCGTTTTACCCGTTACCTCAATGATCTCCTCATTGGCTGTATCCTTATCCAAGATAAGAGTAAACGGATACTGCGATGGGAAGTTCGTCGAAGCAGCGACTTCAATGGTTGCTGATGTGCTACTAATAGCAACAGACAGCGTTGTCTTGGCTGCGGTTGAAGAATAATAACGACTAGGACTTGGCATCTATTACCTCTTGTACTGGATGATGTTGAGGAAATTATTTTGTTGCTTGTTTACTTCTTCTTGCAGACGGAGCGTATACATCTGGAAAATATACTTTGCTGCATTGGTAGATAAACCGGGTGAAACAGGCTGATCAATAAGATCAGCAGAAACAGTATTGGCGGTAACTTTACCCGGGTCAACTGTGCTTAATAAACGGTACATTGCACCAAGGCGAACAACATCTTCGCATGATGCTGGCAAACCACTAACGCTTAAGTCTTGAGCATCTGTTATAGCAGATGCATATTTTGTGTATTGGACGCGAACATCGCGACCCGGCATGGGAGCCTCTTGGAGAATCAATGCTTGGTGTGTGCCGCCATTATCAAGATAGTTTGTATCAAGTCTCCAGCGACGGATTAACATCCATTCTCCGGTGCTATCTGGAAGTTCCCAAGAAACACCAGTTACATCTACCAAAGAATCTGGCATGATATATGCGTATTGAGCACCATTAAATTCAAATGTTTCATTAGCCAACACGGGGAAGTTCATTCCCTTAATCGTGTCATTGATTGCACGCTTAACCTGCGTGCGAGGAAAGATTGGGTTATTGCGAACAATGCTTCCAATAACATGTGATGTTGCTGTCGTTGCTCGGTATCCACGACCGATAGGCGCTGTAGCGCCACCAAGAACTTGCAGGGTTCCGCTTGATGCTACTGATTTTTGAACAAAGATTAATTCGTCATCAATTTCAACGATGCCTTTATTAACTGATGTAGTGTCATCAACAGTAAGGGTAACATCACTCGAGGTGCAAGCCTGCTTAAGGAATGTCAATGAATCTTGGTTGCGTACATAAGAACTAATCTCACCAAGAACCTGATCGGTAAGTTGATTAAGTGTTGACATTATGCACTCACCGCTCTTCCTAATTTGTCGGCAGTTCTAACTGCCTTCTGAATATCTTTCATCTTGGTTGATGCTGGCTGGATTCCAAGTTTGCGTGCATCTCGATACGCTGATAATTCCTTATCAACGCCACGAGAAACAGCAGCGATAGCCATATTTGCTGTGCTTATATTGGCTGAACGAGCACACTCACCCCAGTTATTATGATCTTGGGTGGGGCATCCTGATCTACATTTACTCATTGAAGATGTACTCTCCATAACCTGCTGCAGTCAACTCCGTTGCCTCAGCCTCAGTAATGACATTGTCATAGCCACCACGCAATACTCTGTCATAATCTGCGAGTGTGCTGTCTTGAGGAACCATGATCGTTGACCATGTTCCATTCTTTTTTACTACAGATTTACCAATTCCATAAGAAACAAACCAAAGGTCGTGAGGTCGACCGGGTCTAAACCTAATGACTGGTCCACGAAATATTGGCATACACGACCCTTCGCTTGTTTACCACTTAACTTTGTCAGCCCAATACGCTGCAGACATTTTGCCTTTGGCAATATTCCCAGCGTGACGAGCCTTAAACGCCTCACGGCGTTTGCGATACGATTCAGATTCACCTTGCTTCTTTGGTGAACCCTGCACGCCTTGCTGTCCAAACCGAATGGTTTTGACTTGATTTCCTTCTTTAGCCACGACAATATGTGATTTGGTTGGATGACTTGGTGTGCGCTTTGGCTTATTAAAACCAGTAACGCCAGCACGCTTAATCCGTGGATCTGTCATTTCTTTTTCCTTGCAGCCACATTGTCAACTAAGTTTGGATAAGGTCGCTTCGCTGCTTTAGCCATAGCCTTTGCTTTTGTTTTTTGCGCTGGCGTTAATGGTGTTGACTTTTTATTAGGATTTTTTTTATCCCAAAAAGCCTTTTTCATTACTTACCCTTTTTCTTTTTAGCCTTACCCGCTTCGCTTAAAGCAATAGCAATAGCCTGTTTGCGGGATTTAACGACTGGTCCTTTTTTAGAACCTGTATGCAGAGTTCCGGTTTTAAACTCATGCATTACCTTTTGAACTTTATTGTTAGCCTTTTTCATTTTATTAGCACTTGCACTTTGATTTTGCTTTGCCACACTTCTTGCATGATTTTGCTGGCATGTTATTTTCCTTTCTTAACGCCGGAAATCTTCTTTAAACGAGGATTGGCAGCAACAGCCTTAGCCGAGGCTTTGCGTGCTGACGCAGCAAGAATCGCGCCAGCGCGATCCTTTGAAATACCCTGCTTCTTAGCAATCTTGGTAGCGACTGCTTTAAAACCGGGATGTGCTTTCTTAGCAGAGCCATACTCTTTGGCTCGCATTGATGCTGATTCGGTCTTTTCATGCTTACGCATTGCCGAAGCAGACTTATACGATTCACCTTTAACTGACATTATCTCCCCTTAGAATGGATACTTGAGAAGAGGGGACTCCGAAGAGTCCCCTCTCCTTATAAGTTACGAAGCGATTGAGGACTTCGACTTAATGACATAGCGTGCTTCCGTGCGGAAGATGTTCCAGCCGATAAGAGCCTTCCATCCTGCAGGTCGGAAACGCATCAACTTGTCGGTAACAGGACCAATAACGGTCTTTGGCTCATAGCCAACAGCCTCGATAAGAGCCTGCTTTCCGAGAAGAACGGTTGCATAAACCTTTGAAGTTCCAGTTCCTGAGATAGCCTCAGCGCGTGGAGTTTCGATGTAACGGACTTGATCGAAGATACCGATCTCGCCGTTCCAAAGGTTTCCTACGCCACCTTCGGTGTAGGTGTGTGGGAGTTGCCACACAGCAGATCCACTTGATTGTGCTTCTGATCGAAGATCGTAAGACACATCTGGGTGGATGAGTGCGGTGTAGAATCCACCGTCGCGTGGTTGCACAGATGCTCCACGAAGTTTCGCAACACCACGGCGTGCAAGAGCAGCGGTGATGTAAGGAGCGCTGGTGCTTGACGAAACATCTGTACCATTGATGGTGGTTTCGTCAGAAGAGGTGGTTCCGGTCCAACGACCAGTAGCAAGCGAAGTCAACTTCGACCAAACAAGTGCGTCAAGAGAGTCGCGCATGTTGAAAGAGAGCATATCGCCAACTGCTGGATCAATGTTGCTGAGGGACTCGAGAGCGAGTTTCTCGGTTGTGATTACGGCATTTCCGAATTCGTCAACGATAACATTGACCTTGTCGGTGTTGGACATGGTTACTGCATCCGGGTCTTGCGTTTCAGTTAGAGCGCTGGTGACACGGGATAGATCCTTGTAAACCTGAAAAATGACAGTATTCCCCGGGTTTGTTACATCGACTGGACGCTTGTCCGCAAACTTGCGGAACATTGGTTCAGATCGAAGGTTAAACTCAATGAACTTGTCATACGCGGTTTGGATCAAGTTCGACATTGTTGATGTCGTAGTTGATGTAGCCGGTGTTGTAGGCATTGTATCCTTCTAAGTTGGTTGAATGTGGATTAACTAATTCCGCGTAGATAGTTCATCAATTCATCTGGAGAGTTCGAGTTACTGATCCTAGAACCAATATCTTGACCAACAAGAGGATCTGATGTTCCATCTTCGAAATTAGAGATTTGCTCATATGATTGAGCGTCGGCGTCCATTTCATATGGAGCCTGTTCTTCAACGGCAGAAATACCAAAAGCATCGCCGTATTCGTTCAGCCATTCCGATACCGCATCTTCATCAGCAGCAACGCTGTCTGGAATGAACTTAGCGATTTTTGGATTTAACCCGAAACTATTTAAGATATCTGCGATGTTTGATTCATGGCTAGATGCATGAAACTGTGCAATCACATTGTCTTTTTCTTTCAGTTGTTTTGAAAGAGAGTCAATTTGTTTACGCAATTTCTTGAGTAGACTTTCGTCATGCCCAAATTCGTATTCATCTTCGGTATCTGTATTATCTTCGTAGTTATATTCTGTCATTGCATTCTCCCTATTAGTAGTTTCCCTCATCGGGTTTGCACCACACACACTCATAAGCAGGGGAACTTAATCGTAGATATGGCGACTACCAGACTTATACGCACTTCGGGGCTGGTCGATCCGAAGCGGAGTCAATTAGAGGTTTGTCTTACGAGACAAACTGGTTCGATCCAGAGCAGATTGCTGCTGGAATCTAGCGCGTTCTTGTGATGCTGCTTTCTTAATCTTCTTAGAAACCTCAGCACCACCAGCAAGGTTAAGTTGCTGACGAACCAAATCTTCTTGGTTTGCTGGTGCTTCGCCAGCAAGACCCATCAAGCGTGCATAATCTTTTTGAGATTGAGCAGCGGTTTGGTAAGCCTGTTCGGCTTGACCTTCTTTACCAGCAGTAACAATCTCAGTAGCAAATTCTTTACCAGCCTGCATGCCAGCACGCTCTGCTGCTGCACCAACTTGCGCTGCAGAAAGCATGCGCTTTCCTTGTTCGGCTGTATATTTAAATTGTCGAGCATTGACAAGATCCATAGCCTTGGTCGGATCAAGCATGTATGCTGCAAGTTCAGAGTTATCGAAACCGTAATATGTTTTCAAAGCATTAACAATGTTTTGATCTGCATCTTGCAGCGCTTGTTTAGCAACATTGATTCTGCTTGATATCTCTGCAGCAGAAGTATTATTCTCAATAAACTTGGTAAAATCTTCTGGTTGATCATAAAATCCAGTAGGTAATCCTGCTGCTTGCATCAGATCACGATAAGTATTTTCTGTATCAACATACTCTTTTGGCGTGAGGAGCCGATCTCCGGGCAATCCTTTTCCGTTAGCCAAGCGTTGACGAATAGCCTCGTTTGCTGAGAAACGAGTCTTGTAAGCATCGCTATTATAAATACTGTTAAGTATTTGATCATCGGTTGGATCAATGTTTGCTGCATATACATTGTCAATTGTTTTTATTAATGAATCAGTAAAGTCTTTACCTAAACCAGTATTAGAAAACATCGCCATGACTGCGTCACGAGCGCTAGTATTCTTATCTGTGCTTAAAAGTTTACGAGTACCATCGCTCATTAACTGGTAGGTTTCAATAACCCCACCCGGTTGTTTAACGGTAGTTGTTCCAGTAACCGTTGGCGCAGCCTGTTGGGTTGGCGTTGCTGGAGCAAATGCTTGAGCGACACTCTTTACGGTATCCAAGACCGCCTTGGTAATATCTGCCTCTGTAACAGGAGTTTGGGCAGGCATGGTTACTGGCGTTTCCTTGGGGACTACCCCAGCAGAAGGCGCTGGAGTGGTCGTAGGAGCCGTAACGGCAGGCGCTTGGGTTGGAACCCCAGCCTGAGGCGCAGAAGCCTTCTGTTGGGCTTGCTGGGCTAATTCAAGGGTACGGTCAGGAGAAGGCTGGGCTTGTGGGTTGAGGCTGGCTACGCTTGCCTGCATCTTCTCCAAGTTAGCCTGAACTTTGGCAAGACTCTGATTAGTAGAGGCAGCCTGAGCACGGGCAAGGGCATTAAGAAAACCAATATCTTGTATCATCAATTATCCCAAAAATCCGAAATCTCTAAGAATGGTTCCGGCAATGCCGGTCTTTTCTTTTTTGGCGGTACTGGTGTAATCCCAGCGAGGATCTTTCCGAGCCATCAATTTGGTGTCATAAAGACTTCTAGGAGAAAAGTTGCCCTTTTCGTCAGAGTTATTGATAGCCCGTTGCAACATTGAATCAGTAAGATCAATGGTTTCTGGATCAACTTCTAGTTCGTTTGCAATAGCATTGATCCAAGGATCTGCTGCTGCACGAACTGTCTTGCCTGAGCGAATCTGATCAGCCAGACCCGGCATCATGGATACGGCATTGTTAGCCAGTTGATCAGTAAGTTCTTGTGCGGTTATATCTCCAGCAACAAGGGAACGCATATTAGTTTCAAACCAATTCTTAAATCCTTGATTGGTCATACTGGTATCCATCCCGTAATCACGGGCTGCGTTGTATAAACCATTGGCTACTGTTGCAAGATTTCCTTGAACATCATAGAATTGTTTATTATTAATTGTCTTGGTTTTAGTAAAATCAATAGCATTAGCGAGCATCTTGTTAAGATATTTGCCATCATAACTAACAGCCTTGCCATCAACGATGGCGCTCTTCATCATCATCTTTTCGGCAATTGATACAACAGTTGATGCGTCAACATTAATGCCAGCCTTAGCAAACTTCTCTGCTACAGACTTGGCGTTGTTTTGAAGATCAACGGCAAATGTTGAAGGGTTTCCAAATTTATATGATTGGAACTTTCTCCAATCATCAGTATTCTTTTTATACCAATCTGTTTGCTTTAATGCAGCAAGTTGCAAATCAGGATCTGTAATGCCATCCTTGATGATTGTATTTAATACTTCTTGAAGCGACTTGTCAGCAATAAGCATTGATGCTGCAATGCCATACTTTGCTTCAAGATCAGCAAGATTCAGAGTGTCTTTCTGTAAAGCCATTACTGAACCACCTGACCAACACGATTAGGATCAGACAAAGCCTGATCGATCAACTTGACAAAATTGCTTACAGCAAAATTTTCTGCATAGTCTGGAACGCTTTGAGCAAACTCACGAGCAAACTCTGTTGGATTAAAACCAGTCTGAGTACTTCCAGTAGTTGTGCTCATGCCGGGACTGGTAGTGGTAATTGCAGTAGTTACTGATGGTTCTTTTGCTGCCATAGCGTTGGCTTGCTTTTGATACGCAGCAACTTCTTCGGCAGTAGCCTTACGACCAACCTCAGACTTAAACATCTGTTGCAAGTCTGCAGCAGCAGAACTTGTACTATATTCGGTTACATATTTTTGCTGTTGTTTTGTTGTTCCGTATTTTGCTGTTGCCGAAGCAGAAACATATGTACCCGGATCAATGATATTAAGATAAGTTTCTGGAGCGCCCTGTGAAGCATTACCCGGAACCTGTGTATAGTCAACAGCATCTGACCAAGCCTGTAGCGCTTTGCTTTCTGGAATACCTCTTTGCTTAAGAGCAGCAACCCAGTTCTTGTAGAAGTTACTTTTTTCTCCACCAGCATTCTTGGCATATTTTAACCAAGCCTTGGCTTGGGCAAGGTCCCATGCCTTGCCAGCCATTGCTGACTCTGCGCTAATATAGATTGGTGAAATATTGCCAGTAGTTTGATTCTCTCCAGCCATTATTGAACCGCCAACTCCGGATTTAGTTCGGGCATATTTTCTAACCAACGAGAAGCAAATGCTTCAAATTCGTCAGATGCCGATTGGATATAGTCATAATGAAATTGTGCCAACGAAGTTTTTAAATCTTTATCGCGTTGCTTTGAGTTTCGTGGACGATCAATTTCTTTTTTATATTCAGAAACAACATTGACCCAGTTGGCAATCTCTGCCCACTTGTCAACTCCACCAGTAACCTTAGATGATTTAGAAGAATAATCCATCCAAGCCTTGTTGTTAATAATAGATTGAATTGCAGGAAAAGTTGCGTTCCAAAAATCTTTGCGATCTTGATCTCGAGTAGCAGCCCATATAGGATACTTCTCTTTAATAGCCTTGACTTTATTATCAAACTGTTCTTTAATTCCAAGACGCTCGTATCGAACATCTGATGTATTTCTTACGGCGTATTGTTGCATAAATGCATCACGCCATTGAACAGCAAGATTGTATTGATAGTAACCCGGACGGGTTTCTATTTCTTTGCGTATGTCAATGCTCTCTTTTCGTTGGGATAATTTCCCAACGCCACCACCCGGGTATTCTAAATTTTTATAGATGGACGCAATTTCTGGAGAGTATTGATCTGTTAATTCACCATAACCAGTAGAAAGCATTCCAGCATATTTTGGATTATACTCAGCCAGTTGAATTAAAAGGTCTTTGTTGTTACGAACTATTTTAATATCAGACATGTTTGATGCAAGACCAGCAGTATTACTCTTTGATGAACCAAGTAAGGCTAATGATTCAACGCCCCAGTCTTTGGTAAACTGCGCGTCAGCCTTAGCAAAATCTCCTGAGTTTTCTTTTAGCAATGTAGCATAATACTTCATTGCCGAACGAGTAACCGGATCGTAACTTGCTGATATTGGCAAAGCCCATTGCGTAAAAGCCTTAATGAAAGCAAGGTTACCAGCAGCCTTTGCTGCTGATTCCCAAGTAGGAATCTTTCCTACTCTTCCATTCTTTTGCCATTCTTCCATAGCAACACGGAACTGAACATTTGTTTCGTCAAAGAATCGATCTTGTTTATCTTTGGCAAAATAACCATAAAGGGTTTCAATATATGATGGAAGTATTGATCCAATTACTGTTCCAGTAAACGAATCTCCACCTTGTGGATATCCACCATATAATAAACTGCTTTCGTAAAAATCATTACCAAGGTTGTCACGAAGATATTTGACAACATCTTCGCCATGCTTGTTCCATAACGAAACGCCAAAGCCAGTTTTAATAACTTGCGATAAACCAATTCCGCCCATCCAAGAAATGCTTGGATCTGCAACCATAAATTCTAATTGCTTTGGATTGAGGCGAATTCCTCCACCTCTTTGATCAGCATATGGCTTTAAGAAATCTGGAATGTTTTTGTTATCCCAAAAAGGAAACTTCATCTGAACGCTTACCGATGTTCCTTTAGGAACTTTATCAATAGAATCGTATGTATTTCCTTGTTGATCTTCGTATACTCCACGATTATCAAACGCTTTAATAACTGAATCATACCAATAAGCGTTCATTGGATTCTGAGCCATAAGTCGAACTGCTACCATTTGGCTATTAAAGAAAGCCATGGGGAATGACATTGCATAACGCATGGCGTACATACCATTAGTTAACCGACGGCTAGAGTAGAGCGTTTGCTCTACACGCTTAAGTGCATTTCGATAAGCAATCTGACGATATTGATGGTTAACAATTCCATCGGTTGGATTTAATCCAGCCCGTTCAGCAGCATTGACCAACTTTTGCATTTCTTCGCGAGCATAAAGCATGAACATTGGGTTACGAACCATGCGAGTTTCGGATGCAGACAATGCACGCCAAGCAGCATCAATGCCAGCACTTGCTATAGCGCCAGCACGCTCAAGTGGATTAAGATCAGATAGACGAACATTTGGTCCGTCGATCTCTTTAAGAAGATCGGTTCTTCCTTTAAGCGCTGCTTCAATCTCTTGATATGTTACAGGGCGTTGAAGAATTGTTTGACGAAGTTGTTCGTCTGGATACATCTTTAATACTCGATCACGAGTAGATTGAATCCATCCAATTAATTCTTCGTCAGAAAGAATGTGCGGAGTTATCTTGCCAGTCTTTGGATCTGTAATGGAGTAACGAGAACCAAGACGAGCGACATATTCTTTTCCAGCCTCGCTCTTTTTAAGCCAATTAAATACAGTTAAATCGTCTGCTCCACCAAATATCATGCCAAGTGGCATATCTATTTCGTTTCTTATTTGACGATTAGCAATATGTTGAAGAGCATTAAAGTATGGCTTTCCGCCTTTTTCGTAACGACTAATCTTTACGAATCGGTTTCCCTCAGACTTCAATGTTCTTAAATACTCTGACTGCATTGATGCGCTGTAGAAGTTTTGTGTTGGATCTAACTCGCTCATGTATGCATTAGCACCACGAACATTTGGATCTGCAAGACCTTGGATGGTATAGACATTACCATTCTCTGATGTAATGGTTTCTGTTTCTTGACCAAGATGTTTGCGTTGTTTTAATTCTCCACCACGCTTAACATGCTCGCGCAACTTTGCGCGATTTAATTCAATCTTGGTTGACATGGCAGCGATTCTTGATTTTAATGAATCAAGTTGTTGTGAATCAGAATCTATGGATGACTTAAGATTATCCAATTGAGCATTCATCTCATTAAGAGCGGTTTGCTCATCTACTGTTTTTTTCTTTTTGGCAGCAAGTTTATCTCGACGAGCAATAAGATTGTTATAATCTTTAGAAGCCTTACCAATATTGGTAGAAATATATTCAGATCGTGAAATTGATTTTTCTAAATCAGGATATATTGCATCAATTTCTTTTGATGCAGACTTAGCCAAACGACGAGACTTATTACCAGTAGTACCCGGAACCCATCTACCAATTCTTTCAGCATTTAAACTTGCGTTGTACATGACATTGGACATACCCGGATAGGCATTCCTCATCAATTGTAAACTTGATGTAGCCATCATTCCACGCATCATTGGATCAACCATTGAGTTCTTTGGTATGTATGCCAAACGAACAAGGTTTAATGTGTTAAATACCATGTTTGCTGTATCAAGCAAATGACTAATACCAGTAAGCGCTCGCGATGTTACAGCGCTTGCTACTTGACCACCAGTTATCGGAGCCATTCCACCAAGTTCTTTGCGTGTATTGAATATAACTTCTGTCTCTAAACGACGGAAGTCAAGCATTGGCAGGCTTTGTGCTTCGTTTGCTTGTGCTATAAAGTTTGTAACATTGATGTTTCCATCATCATCAGGAATTAAACCATGATCTTGAGCATATTTCATGGTGCTTTGACGACGAGCAGATGTATTAAAATGCCAAGCATTAATTTTCTTTACTGCATCACCAACGGTATTAACATCAGCAGCATTAATAACACCATAGTATTTAGCCATGCGTTCCATTACTTGGCGTTCGATCCAGCCAAGCGCTACGGCGCGTTGCGTATCATCAGTTGCTTCAAGAAAACGATTAACCATTGATTGCTTGAACTTAGCGCCATCAGCGCCACGAAGCATTTGCAAACGGTTCAGATCAGATAATAAATCCTCTTTAGCCTCAAACCTACGAGGATTACTAATATTAATGTACCCTTGAGGACGACCAGACCCTATGTATGCTATTAAACGAATAGCACGGTCATATGGAGTTGACTGATAAACAGCAGTTTTCCATGATGAATTAGCATCGTCACCGAATAATTTAAGATCACCGATCTTAGCAGATTGACTAATCTGCTTAGATCCAAGACGAGCCGTTTCAACAAGACCAAAACGAGTAGGTTGAAATGTTTCAACAACTTTTGCTTCGGAAACTTTATTAAAGAAGTCATCCATCTCTGTTGCAAATGTTGGATCTGACTTACGCTTAGCGTCAATTAAGGTTTTATACCGTTGTGTTAATTCTGGTGTTATGTTCTCATAGGTAATTTTTGAAAAATCAACCTTGGGATCTATGGCATCTTTACCATAATTGCTTAAAGCATCAGCCTCAAATGGTTTGCTTTGCATTAAACGGTTAAATGCGCCAGCATCACCACGCTCAGCAAGCAAGAAATCTGCAACATCTCTGTGGTTATCAAGACGAGATAAGATAATTGCATTGCGATATGGATTACTTGACTCACTTACAAGTGGATTCGAAGTAAGTTTGTTGATATCTCTTTGTGATACCGCATCATTAATAAGGACACCTAAGCCAGATGTTGGCTTAACACCATTGGCAGCATCAGATACTGCTTGTTCTGCAAGATTAGCGAACTGTTCCATCTGTGCTGCTGATTTAATCGTTGTTGAACCGAGCGAAGCCTTGGCTATTGTCTTAACAGCCTTGCCAGCGCCCTTGCTTCCCAGCCAGTTGATTGATAAATCAGTTATACCGGAAGCAACAATGCCAGACCATTCATCACGGAATGCTTTCTTTCTTTGTGTATCGTTAAATACATCAAAGTTTGAGTCCATGAAATCTGGAGTAATTGAATCTGGCGTTAATTCGCCAACGGCTTTGCCAAGACTTGTAGCCAAAGCCTGACCCATAGAAATCTTTTTAGATTGTTCTTTTGCATATTTAAAATCTTCAACAAAGTTTTTCTTTTTTCCAATACTTTGTTGTGTTAAAAGAACAGTAGAGACAGCATGTTGTGCTGGTTGAACAAAATCTTTATTGATGTTTTCCATCAATGTCATTGCTGGGTTTAGAATAGCACCAAGAACTGGCTTTTTCTTTCCAGCCTCTATTGCTGCTTGAATCTTTGGTAATACTGCCTGCTCTACTCCGCCAACTTTTGTACCATCATCAATGGTTTGTTGTTTAGAGAATTGTTCTACTTTAGAAAGTGGAGCGGGATTGGGGCTTGTTTGATTATATTGCGCTCGCATTCGAGCGAAGTATTGCTCAGGCGTTTCCTGTGGTTGCTGTCCCGCCACTATTCTGCACCTCCTGCTTGGAAGTCAATTCCTCAAGTAGATTTATCCGATCCTGATCGGATTTAAAATTCATGCGAGCAAGATCCCAAGCAATCGGAGCCATCTGAAACCCAAGATATTCAAGATTCTCTTCAAACTTTTGTAAGATCCTCATCCAGTTTGACTCCGTAAATATCTAACGAAAGCCTTCATCGTTCCGGTTGATTCGCTAGAATCAGCAAATTGCTGCATAACGGGAAGGTATTGTGCAATCATGGAAAGGTCGTTTAATTGTGAATCAACAGAAGTTGGTAATCCCAATACTTCTGGTCCGGGACCCGGACCCGAAGGAGAGCCAGCAGTAACTGGCTCCCCGGGTCGTTGGGTAGGTGCATCCAGACGGACGACATTTGCTGCCTGATTAGTTTTAGCCATAGGAGCGCCACCTTGGATTTGTTGGAAATCCATTTGCTCGCCATATGCTGCATTAGGTAATTGTTTTTTGCCTTGTGCAGCAGGTTGTGGAGCGTACTTACCCGGTGCTCCCGGAATTTGCTCAGGCATATAACCTACTTCTTAGTTGGGATCTTAATCTTTGAACCAGACCAAATCATTGAACCACCCTTATACTTTTTGTTAGTGGTCAAGATTGGATTTGCTTCTTTAACAGAAGCGAGCGAAACACCATACTTTGCAGCAATGCCGGAAAGTGTGTCACCTTTTTTAACAACATGTACGCCTGTTGATGAGACTGCTGGAACTGTTGTTGCTTTGGTTCCACCATTTCTTCCCATTGATACGCTTTGTGTTGCCTGTGGCTTAACGCCAGCGCCACCCGGACGACCCATGCTAACACCTTGAATTGGTGATTTCTTTGCAATGGTTGTTCCCTTTGGACGACCCATTTTAACACCAGTAACTTGTGTTATTGGTCTGGCTGTTCCACCTCTACCTACAGAGGCAGAAGCAAGTTGGGACAACTTAGCGTTTGGCGTTTTGTACTTTCCGGTAGCAGCCTTAAGCGCTGCATCGGTAAATGGCTTGATCATTTCGTATGCAGTTATGGCTGCACCGACCGTTCCAGCCTTTCTTAAAATGCCTTTGCCGGCAGTTCTAGCAAATTTATTTTTAAGAATACCTTTACCTGTTTTTTCCCAATCAAATTTTGCACCGGGAACTTGCTTGTACTTTACGCCAGCATCTGATGGCATTGCTCCCTTAGCAGCAACAGCCTTAACTTTAGGTTGAGACTTTGCTGCTGGCTTTTTAACTGCTGGTTTAGCAGGAGCATTTTTGGCTGGAGTGGTATCTGTTGTCTTTGTTTGACCTAATGTTTTGGCTCGATCAACTTTGCCTTTAGCAGAATTTGCAAGAGCATTATTTTTATTTACTGGCTTTTCTGCAATAGGCTTTGCTGGTGCAGTTTGCTTAGTTGCTTCTGCCCATGTCATTCGTTTGGTTGCAGCAGGTTTTACTTCTGGCTTTGCTGCTGGTTTAGCAGCAGGCTTAGCAGCAGGTTTTGCAGCAGGCTTGGCTGCTGCTTTTGCTGCAGGCTTTTTCACCTCAGCCTTAACAGTACTTTCTGCTTGTTTGGCTCTAGCCTCAGTAGCCGTAGGCTTATTCTGTTCACGAAACTTATCAAGTGAGTATTGTCGTGAACGACGACGCTGATCTTCATACTCAGTATGTTCATTGGCAGCCATATCTGCTCTGCCCCACCTTGATTGTTCATTCAAGGCTAACTTATCAACTTTAGAAAGTTTTAAAGTTTTATCTTTAGGAAAAGCCTTGCTTTTACCAGAAAAGGCAGCCTTGGCTGCTGGCTTGGCATCTGCACGGGCTTGCCTAAAACCTTTAGGTGATTTGGGCTTTTTAGCCATGGGTAAACCTACTTAATTTTGTTTTTGTTTCCAGCAATGCCCTTAGGGGTAATACCCTTTTTGACATTACCTCCACCGACGAGTTTGCCACCTGACTTCTTGCCATTGACAACACCTGCACCGGCTGGAGCCTTAGCGTATCCGCCTTGCTTTCCGAACATTATTTTCTCCTATTATGCGGGAATTTGACGAGTGACCCGACCAGAAAGGACGGGGTTGCCAGAGCCTGTCAGCCCAGCAAGAAGTTCTTGCATTGCTGGTCGACCCTGAGGTTGCATCTGTGGCATACCGCCACCCATGCCTTGCTGTTCAGGCGCTGCTGGTGCAGCAGCCTCCGGCGTCTGCGATTGCTTTGGCTTTTCAGGTTTGAATGCTTTAGCAACTGCAGTTTCAAGCGGGACACCCGCCTTGCGTGCCTCAATAACTGTTGCCATCTTGTCGATGATGCGTAGTGGATCTTGACCTTGCATAACCATTTGTGGAATTGCTTGAGCCATAGATGCAACAGAATTCTTTAATGAATCGCGCATATCTTCAATATCAATAGCGCGTTCTTCTTCGGTAGCATTAATGCTTGCCGGAATATTACGACGAACCAATCCGCGTGAAATGAGTTTATCTCCACGGGCTTGCAAAGCCCATACGAGTGCTCGGTTCGGATCAAGACCTGCCATTAAACCGTACTCAACGGTGACACCATAATTACCATCAATGTCAGCAGATGGCTTGTATTTTAATTGATATGGTACGCCGTTTGCTGTTGAAGATACTTCGCGTGAGATGTCACCGAAGTATACTTCGTCGGTTTGGAAAGCAAGTGAAACTGCTTGACCAATAGCCTCACCAAGGATTGATTGGTATACCTTGATCTGGGTATCGTATCCAGCCATAAGCGCCTTGACACCTTGACCAGTAACGATAGATCCCTCAGCCTGACCTGCTCGTGCTTGCGGGAATCGTGTACCTAGTTTTAATTCATCTGAAAGATTATTGTTTTCGGCAAAAGTATATTGTGGAACATCAAGGTTTACTCGACGGATCTTCTCCGGGCTATTCGACCTAATAACTGAATCGGGACCAACGCTAAGTTGAGTAACATCAGTAGGCAAAGCAAGGGGGGCTTCCACAGATTTCTGAACGGCTTCCATAGTAAGGAGAGCAAGCCTTGCCTTCGCCGCGTATACGGGAAGTACATCGTCGAATTGCCCCCGGGCTTCGCCATCCAAAGAAGGACGGAAAGCAATTGAAACGGGGACGCGTCCGAGTTTATTGGGCGTCTGGACAAGAATTAATCCTCCGCGTTCTGGAAGAAAAAGCACGGTACGATTCTTATCCATCCATCGCACAACCTGCAGCAATGAATTGCTATCAGCGCGTTGACCGAAAGTACCTACGCTTAAGATCTGGTTGGCGTATTCTGGGAATTGTGCAGCAAGATCACCGGCTTTACGGTGATGTAATCGTGCAAACACATTAACATGACCGAATCGGTCAATGTCATAATATGCGCCATAACTATTCTCCACATGAATATGTGGTCGAACATCCTTGAAGTTTGGTTCGACCCGGAAAGGGACGAATCCGTATGTTGCTAGTTGATCTGCGCCACGCAGTAACTCTATACCCAAGCGAGAAGCGACAACATAATAGTTAGCAATCTTGGTACGCTTATCGGCTTTGGACCGCAAGGAATCATTTAATGCAGAATCCCCTGCAGCAGTAATGGTAGGGAGGACACCTGTTTGTTCTGCAACATCCCTAGCAACAACATCTAATAAGTTGGCGACAATAGGGCGCGACCATGTTCCTTCTGGGAACAAGCCCGGAAAAACCTGCTCAGCGTTTCCTGCACGGACAAGAGCAACTTGACGCATGCGCTCATCGCGTTCGCCAAAGCGTTGCTTTAACTGATCAAAAGCAGTAACAAGTTCGTTCATCTATATCACAATCTCACGGCTCGCTGTGAAGCAGCGAGGTCATCTAGGTTGATGATGTAGCGACTCTCAACCTCACCCCGTGGGGTGAATTGGTTATTAAGAAAGTTCGGTACATTGCTGGAGGTAAGAAGAGTTTCGCGAGCAACGATCTCACAAAACCAGAGAGCCATAACGGCGTCCATCTTTAATTGTTTACCTTGTTTACCGGGTTGCCAAGTAACAAGTTGTTCAACTAACTTCTTAACATGTTCGTTCTTTGAGGTGTCCGGAAGTTCTATGAGATTATCTCCGGCATGTTTTAGATTCTGGTTATTACCGTCTCGTTTAATGACAGTACCAAACAATGGAGCAAGAGAGGCTACGCCAAACTCAGGATCTTGTTTGTTGTTACCAGTATAATGTGGACGGTAGTTGATTCCACGAGTAGAGAGGAAATTTCTAATTTCCTCGTCTTGCGTTAGAAAGAGTTGGAAAGCATTTGATTCCACAATAACAGTATGTGGTTTATATGCATCCGTCCAAGATTTGATGAGATCGCGAATTGCTGCAGGTGTAGGGCTGCTCATGACATAAGTGTCCATGACATAGCGTTTGTGTGTCCTGCGATCAACAGCGTAAGCAACAGCAGCAGTATCACCAGACATTGCAGGATCAATACCAATAACGCGGTAGAAATTCTGTGAGTTGTCAGGATGTCCTGCTGCGCCTGCAATCAGCGCACCCGGCTTTCTCATACCATTAACTGCGCCTCGGACGCATAGCGGGTCGAAGATTGCATTCTCAGCAATGTCGAGGTTCTGGTAAACCAAAGACCATTTGGAAGGACCAGCCTCATTACGGACAGCACTTAGACGCTGTCCAGTCCATCTATCAAAATAACCATTCTCATCTGGTGTATCATCATCAGAGAGAGGTTGTTCTGATTTAGCCCAAAGTGTGTGCCAGTTCTTCGGGTCGTCTGTATATTCCAGAACGGCTGGCATGGATAGGTATGACCATGGGATGATGCCGTCTGTATAGTGTTGCGGGTTTCTTAATTCTTTATAAAGGTCAACCGCGGATACGCGGGTTCCGACAACGAGAAGTTGTCCACCACCGGGTGGGAGACGGGAAGCGACTTCCTGTCTGATCCACTCTTGCTGCTTAGCCCACTCGCCAGAGTTGGAGAGTGTGACCACATCGTCGAGGACGATCAGGTCGGCACGAGCACCGTACACCTGACCACCCATACCGATTGCTTCGACGGTTGGATCTTTGGCGTCATTGTCCCTGATGTCACCACCAAGGTAAATCTTATTGGCTGCCCATTGGTCAGCAGTTGCCTTATACCCATCGGCTGGACCAAAGGTCGCTTGGAGGTCAGCATACCGAGGATGGGTGAGCCGTTGCTTGATAGCGTAGAGAAACTTCTTGGCTTGCTCTTGGGTTTTGGAAATAACGATCACATTGATGTTGGGATTCTTTACTACCCGGTATGTGACATAGTTCACAGTAATGGTCATAGTCTTGGCATGGTTGGGGGGAACATTGACCAAGAGGCGGGATAGACCCGCCGACCCTTTTTCGTAGGTCATGGCTGGGTGTAACCAGCGAGGTTCACGACCTTCTAGCATATCGACCACATTAAGCATGTGGTCCCAAACTTTTGTACCAAGAAACTTTTCAGAAAACTCAGCAAAGTCAGACAAATTAGACCGAGCATCAGATGCGAGGTCTTGTACCCTAAACCGGGCATTGTCCATAAAGGCAGCGAAGCCCTCGGCTTCGCGACGCTGGGTGTCATACCAAGAACGAGAACGACCAATAACCTTGAGGGCATCGGCAATAGTGCGCCCTTGGCGCACCAAGTTCAAAAGTTCTTTTCTGGCATCCTCGGGAGATAGACTCCGTTTATCCAAAAGAAACTCCTATAGACCCCTACAAGGGTGGAGACAGTAGTATCCCCACATAAGCATAAGGCAGACCATGTAGGTCTGCCGTGAAAGGCATAAAGCCTTTCACTAATAAAGGGTACTAGAACACGCCGATTTATCAAGAGCAAAACAAAACTTTTTTTCTTGGTATTACAAAACCCCTGATCAGATGGTGTTTTTCTGGTGAAAATATTTTTGGTGATAGT